TGCGCGGCAATCCCTGCGGCCTGCATCGCGGCGTACATGGCCTCCAGCTTGCGGTTGATCGCCTCGGCGTCGAGCTTGTTGGTCTTTGCCTGCACCTCGGCCAGCTTGGCTTGAGCGGTGGCCAGGATGATCTGCTGCTGCATCTCCTGCATTTTTTGCTGCTGCTGCATCTGCGGAGAGGACTGCATCTCCTGAATCTCTTCGTCAGTCATCACGACACCGGCCAGATCCTGCGCCTCAGCCTGCTGCTGGGTCAGGCGCTGCCAGTTGATCATCGAAACTTGCTCAGGGCGGAGCGTGGCGGCAAACTGACTCAGGGCCTGGCCCCGGACCTCTTTTGCAACGAGACTGGAGGCGCCCTTTGCAACTACGTCGTAATCGCCCTTGATCGTGTCGTCGTCGCTGAAACGCATGTTCCAGTGATACAGGGCGGTGACGAATGGCTTGGTCACACCCTCATCCCACGAAACAACGAAGTCCTTCAGCGCGATGTTGGCCTGGGCCATCAGCATGGACAGCCCGCCCATGGTCGCCGCAGCCCCGTTGCGCGGGTTGTCGCCGTAGGTGAATTTCGGGATCGCGGTCACTTCGTCCGAATTCGCATCGAACATCTGCATGACCTGGATCAGCTCGCTCATGTGCGAGTTGAAGTTCAGTTCCCGGACGGCTGGATACTGCATGTCCCCGCCGTGGCGCAGCCAGACCTTCAGCGGGTGAATGTCGGTCGCGATGGACTGCGGCGCAATGGCATCCACATTGACTTCAAACTGCGGGCCGGCAGTGATTGCGCCGTTGTCCAGCAGCATGCGCAGCGCAGCGTTCAAGTGCCGCTGGTCGTCACGCATGATCGCGGCAAGACCTTCACCGAAGATGCTCGTCTCGTCCTTGTCGAGGTAGTACAGGTGATACGGCCAGCGCATCCCCTCAATGGGGGCAAGCACGGCTTTGATGACCCGGCCATCGGGCAGAATCCAAATGTTCGCGAAGAAGGCTTCGTGCCGGCGCTCTTCGGGAACATCTACGCCGCAGGCAATGAGCTTGTCACCGTCCAGCCAGCCCCAGCGCTCGAAAACGTCGTACTGGCCGACCTGGTGCATGGTCAGCAACAGTTTCTGCTCACCCATGGCTCGGAGCTGCTGCTCATAGTTGCGCAGCTTCACGGACCCTTGCGGGTTGGTGTTGATGTGGCTGCGGATCGCCTCGCTGTCGAAGGTCTTGCGAGCCGCAAGCTCTGCCATGTCAGCGCGAGACAGGCGGTGGTGCTCCCAGCAGTACCGAGCGGAGTCAAGCTCCGTCACGGCCATATCGGGATACCAGCGCCAGATCGGGACTTCGGTCAGAAACGGGGCGGCGAATGACTTCTTAGTTTGGGAGAACTTCCCAGCCTTCGAGTCCCACGCGTAGCAGATCCGCTCGCGGCGCTCCACAAGCGGACCCTTGAGGATTCCCGTGCCAAAAAGATTGCCCGAGTGGATCACCTTGCGGGCCACGTCACGGTATTTCGTTTCGGCGAGCTGGTCGTCAATGCGTGTCGCCATCTTCGCAGCGGCGGCATCAGCAGCGGCTTTCACTGCAGCCTTGAGCTTTTCCTTCGGAACCGTCTGGCCTTGGTTGGCCTGGGTCAGCATCTCCTTGATCTGCTTTTCCAGCGGCTCAGGGATGGACGGCTCAGGCGTGGCCTGCACATCAAAGTTCCGCTCGCGGTTCGCGGGGAACAGCAAGTCCATCAGCCGGGCATCGACGGACTCAACCTTGATGCGAGTCTTGCGGAAGAACGCACGCGAGCGACCCTCGGCCATTGCAGCCTCTTCGTCCGGCTCGTACAGGCCTTTGTATTGGCGCAAGTCGTTGAGCCAGCGCAGTTCGGCCTCACGGCGAAGCAGCTCCGCTTCCGCAAATTCAGACAGCAGTTCCACGCCAAGCCCGAACAGGGGATTTTCCAGCGGGGCCGGATCGTCGGCGAAGAGGCGAGCAGCAGCCTCCCTGTACTCGGGATTGTGTTGGGTCATAGGCGTGGGGCGTAAAAAAAGCCGCGAGAGGCGGCTTGGTGTTTGGTGGGTCAGTACCCGGCGCGAGTGGCTGGCGATCTACCGCCGAACATGGCGGGGTCGAACCGTTCGTGATTGGCCATCGTGGATGGCAGTCGGTCTGCGTTCAAAGCGAGATACCGGAACGCATCGGAGCCGTTTGAATACTGGTCATGCAGCGGAGCACCTGCTGTTTGCATCTGCTTGTTGATGTGCCGGCGGTAGCGCTTCAAGCACTCAACCAGGCCCGGGTTCTCTTCGTCCGTCCCGCCGCAGTTGTCTTTGTCGATATAGACGCGAGGGAACAGGCTTCTCGCAGCACGAATCCCCTGCTCCACCGTGAAGCTGGGCGTCTCTTCAACCTTGCAGCCCAAACCCTTCAGCACGTCAGCGTCGCTCTTGCCTGTCTGGTGGCGCTTGGCGAAGCCGTCGTGCGGCAGGTAGTCAATGCCCCAGTTCCAGCGAGCAAACCGTTCGTCACTCTTGAACTCGGCGATGTAGTCAGCGAGCGTGCGACGCGAACCGGACACGTAGCCAACAATGGCAACTTCCGAGACGACGCGCTGCACCAGGATGACAGCCATCAGGTCGTTGAAACCCAAGTCCCAGATCCGATGCACGGGAAGAGTCGGATTCCTCGGCACGCTGCGAATCCGGCCCTCTGTCTCCATGGCCGTCATCTCGTCGTAGTAGATGGCGCCAGCAACAGCCGGCTTCGTCTTCCCTTCCCAGATGTTTGGGTAATCCTTCGGCTGGTTCTTCAGGCAGTCCAGCCGCTCTTTCTCCAACTCAGGTGAGAACCAGGGGTTGTCCTGCCAGTTCATTTTGACCACAACCGCATCACTCGGCGGCTTGACGACGAACATCACGTGCGTCGCGTCAGTCTCAAGCTCCGGGTTGTACGTCACCCAGATTTCAGAGCCGGCCTTGCGGATTGTCGGGCGGAGAATGTCCCAAGATCGCTTCGTTACGGTCTGGGCTTCTTCAACCCAGCAGATCGAAACACCCTCAAACGACTTGATGGAGTCCGCCGTTTGGTCAGACAGGCCGGAGAACAGAATCTCTGTGCCGTTCTTCCCTCGAATTTCCGTGTTCAGGATCTGGTAGAACGACTCCAAGCCAAGCCGCTTGATCTGGTCGCTCAGAAGCTTATGCACAGAGTCCTTGATGGACTTCTGAACTTCCCGCACACAGAGAATGCGCAGCTTCTGCTTTGACCCGAGGATCAGAAGCGCTTGAGCAAACGTCCAGGACTTGGCACTTCCCCGCCCTCCATACGCGACCTTGTAACGCGCAGGCTTGAACAGGAACTCCAGCTTGCGGGGAATTTCCACCCGCATCAGACGAACTTCACTTCCAGGTTCAGCTCTGGCGCCTTCTGCCCGTTGTCCTTCTCAAACATCCCAAGATGCTTCATCGCCTGCTCGCGGGCCTGGCTCTTCGTCGCCCACTTGATCTTGCGGATAATCGCCGGGTTAGCGGGGTCGCCAACCTGCAGCGTCTCAATGCTCACCAGCGCCATGCGCGTATCAGCATCCATCTCGGCCACCGACTTGACCGAGCCATCCTCGTTGAACAGGTTCGCAGGGTCGAAGTGCAGCTCTTGGGCGATGCTCTTGATGATCGCTTCGGCGGTCAGTTCGTACTTGTTTGCGAGTGCGGACTGACGCTCATCAAGGATTAGCCGAACTTGAGCATCTTTTAACAGGCGGCAACCAGTAACCCCAGCAGAAGATTCCGCGTAACCCGCGCTCTTAGCGGCTTCCGAGGCATTTCCACCATTAGCAATGTATGCCTCTGCAAACAACTTCTTCTTGTCTGCGGCGGCTTGCTTCGATGTGCCGGCCTTGTCAGCGCGAACCACCTTCTTTGCGCGCTTGCCAGGAGTCTTTGCGGCTACCACGTTCAGCCCTTCGCCAACACCAGGCCAACAAGCGCGATGCCGACCATCCCAACAACGCCGATCACAGCTTTGACGACAAACCCCCGCATCTCTTCCAGCGGTTTCATTCGCCCTTCAATTGCGGTGAGCTTGATCTTGATCTCAGACACCTCATTGCGGAGCATGGTCGCCTCGCGAGTGGCATCACTGGCGATTTGATGGTAAGACGCTTCGCTCTCAGCTTTCACGGCCAAGATTGCGGCAGCGTTCTT